TAGGAACTGCTTCGGTGGATCAGCGTTAAACACATACATCTGCGCGCTTTTGTTTGGCAGAAGTTTGATCCAAAGAAGCGTATTGCCGGTTCTCAGCACTCTGTGAGTGTTGTTTGTGATTGATGTATAGATCGCCGTATAGACTTCTTCCCAGCCGCGACCGACATCTTTCAGTTCGTCTGACTTTTTAATAATGTCTTGTGTGCTGAGTTCTTTCATGGCTACTGTGTGAGATCGTAGAAGGAGATAGATCCGACGCCAGACCCTTTTGTGGCGCCTGACACGGTTCTAACAGCAAGTGTGTAGACATCACTAGCCCCTGTAAGCGAGGCCCCAATCTGCAAGTCCCAGTTGTACCCCGTCGGGACGCTAGTGTTGCTGACGCCTGCGCTGCCTGAAGACGTAATGTAATCTGTTTGAACTATTGTGCCAACGTTTGTGATAGCGGTGGCTGCTACGTCATACTCAACATTGGCATCTGAAGGGACTGTTGCCGCCCATGTAGCGCCTGTCAGAGTTGGGTTTTTTAACAGAGCGATTTCGTAGTTCTGGTTAGTCAGCGGTAAAAACTGAATTCTATTAGGTAGCACAACCGCTCCTAACGCCGTTGATGCAAGACGAATAGAAACGATTGGGAAGAACGTAGCAGTAGTGTCAATGTTTAAGAATTCAGTCGTGCGTCTGGCTACGTGATCTATAGAGGTTTGTTCAAACCCGCCTTCTGAGATTACAGAACAGCAAATCTGCGTAAGGGTAGCCGCTACGGCTACGGTAGTGCTATCTATTTCATAACTGACCGGCAGAATTGCAGTGGTCATATAAACGGTAGAAATATCATTAGCATTATTAAATGTGTGACAAACGATATATTGACCGTTAATAACAAAACCACAGCGCACAGACCCAACACCCAACCATTCAAAGTCCATCCATAAAATCTGCGCTTTAGTAACGTCTAACGTTAATCCGCTTGCTCCGGTCCCGTCTAACTTGTCGCCGTTCCAATCTGACTGATCTACTTTCCGTGCATCGCTTACAGAGCCAGAGATATAAGAACGCAGAACGAATGAATTAATACCTGTCCGCCGTTGGAAGAACACGCCGTTTTGTGCATCAAAGTACCCTACGCGTTGATAAAGAGAGGAGGCCGTACTCCCACTCATGACAAACGTAGCTAATACCAACAGCCCTTTACCCGGCTGATATGGGAATCTACGGAAGGTCTGGCGAATAACCTGACCAACTCCACCGCTTGTGACCGTTAGAGACATTGACGCTTGATTGGCGTTATATGTCGAAGAACCTGTCCCGCTGGTAAACGTACTAAATTGGTTATCAGCAGCATAGCGATTCTGACTATCGAACAACGTGTAAGGTTGGCTTACTCGTTGACGCCCAAACGCATCTAACGCAGTCGGGGGGAAGGAAATCAAAATCCCTGATGAGGAAGATCCGGTTGCCATAAGTTGCCCCAGCAGCGAATTTAGGCGGTTGAAGTACAGCCTTAGAACATTATTAAACTGATCCTGATACGCCTGAGAGTACGCAGGTTGAGCGCTAGGTAACGCCGGAGGCGGAACCTGCCTAAGCGCATAGTCAGTTGTAACAACAAAGTTAGCCACCGGAAACCCCCGATCCAGATGCTTTGCCGTCAGGCTGCATGTCTAGCCTCATAGCACCTAGCTGCCATGTTACGCCTAAACCTGTTGATTCCCACTTCATAGACAACTGCCTAGCACGGAGTCGTACATACACCTGCCCGGTAAATGCTTCGATAGGAACCGTAGCTGTTCTCGTAACGGTAGCGTCGTTGCTACCACCCTCAGAAGCCGGGGATATATATCCTGACCCGGAGTTCTTGAGGACGTTAAACGTTAAAACACCGCTCGGGCTTCCGGCGGTTGATCCTCTAAACGTAAGATCAGGCAGAACTCGTTTTATGAAGACAAACTTGTCGCCGTCATCTGCATCGAACTCAGAAGATGTAATAGACGCCGTGATAGCTACAGGAGTCCCGGTGGAGTCGTCATCGACTCCAAACTCATGATTTACTAAGTTGCCAAGATACGTAGCAGCAATTGGATAGTCTCTTAAACCTGAATCTGCCCATGCAGTCCGGGCCATGTTCCCGTAGTACCAGATGTTCTCAACGTAGTTATAGACAACATATCGGTCAACGGTAGACGATTCGGCAGAACAGTAGAACCACCAAATCTCATTGAACCCTTCGTTTGTATTAGCAAAGACTTGATCGTATTGAGCTGTGTTGATGTCGCTAAACACGTACTGACGTAGGTCACAGTTCAGTGTTGTTACGTTGCCGTTATAAAGATAGAACTTATCCCGCCCCATCCAGAACGCGGTGCCTGCGGCGTATGCCCAAGCGTTTTGGCTGACGATAGAGATGTTGTCTCCAACAATCTGAGCGCCCCACCAAGGGTCTGCTCCTAGGTACTGGAGAGAGTACAAAGCCGCATCTGTCCAGACCAGCACCTCTTGCCGGGCTTGAGCAGCGGTGATGATCTCTGAGCCGCGAGATAACGTAAGACTGCCTGCTTGGTTTGTAGCGGATGGCGTCCAGTCTGTGTAATTTTCCTGATCGCACCAGCGAATCAACATTGGTGATATTAAGTCTTTAGACGGGAAAGAGCCGCCGGTAATGCCGTAGTTGTTAACGCCAAAACAAAAGACAAACCTAAAGATGTCTGAAACTAGCATGTAGTTAACAGCATCGGGGGAGTTCGCAGCAGTGCCTGTGTCAAACACCCTGGTCGCGCTGATATTTACGGTTGCGCCAACAGAAAAAGTTCCGGTCCCATTGATTGGGGATCCGGAATAGTCAGCGTTGGCGTAAACTCGAAAAACCGTAGCAGCACCGGAAGTTGTTTTGCGGAGATAGTATGTGGTGTTAGCGACTAATGGCGATACGTTGGTAGTAAAGATCACCGGGAGAGGGGTTTCAGCGTTTGTTGGGCCTTCGTATGAATTAGTGGTCGTTACAAACAAGTTCCCACCACCAGTGCAAGAAACCGTTACGTTTGTTGCCCCGATAAAGAAGCCCCATGAGCCGTTCCAAGAACACAAATAACCGCCACGGTAGTTAAACAACAAGTCTTGCCCAAAGTTGGCTTGGCTTGCGTATTGACTCCAAGCAGGTTCAAAGAACCGTGCAGTAGCAGAGCTACCCCCGTTTCCTGTGTCGCTAGAGTTGGCTTGAACGCCTACGTCAATCGTAAACGTCCCAGCAGAGGCGTTTACAACACTGACAATCGTGTGTTTCTGGTTTAAAACCCCGCCCGTGATGTTTCCGCCAAGACTTGTTGCGCCTTCAATAACAACCCAAGCTCCCGCCCAATAGGTGGTGGCCGGGTTAAGATTAGAAGAAACAGTAACAATAGACGACCCGGTAGTAGCTGAAAATGTTGCCCCGTTCAATATAAACGTATCAGGTCCAATATCTTGGTAAAGGCCATTACGCGACACATACTGTCTAGTAGATGTCATAACACCAATCAGCGCGTCACCGGCCTGATTGGCCCAGACCCACAGCGAACGGCAGATGCCTAAAAACGTATTAGCACTGATCCGCGCCCAGCCGCCGATCTTCTCCGGCGTGCCCTGACGGAAACGAACCTTGTCAGACGAATACCAACCACCCTCCGTGGTGTAGCGCGTATTCTCGCGGTTAACCCCGGGCTTTAGTAGAAATTTCTTGAGCATAGTTACGCCTTTAAGTACAACGCCCGCTCATCATTTCTGCGGGTTACTAGACCCGGCAAGACCTTTCCTCCGGCCAAGTTCCACTTCTTGAACTCGTCTGCTGCGCCGTCATAGTCCCCCCGGTTGTGCTTCTGCCGTAGTGTACTGGCTTGCAGGTTTCCTAGCCCAACATTGAAAGCGAAGCTAGCGAGTGCCAGATGGCGATTGCTAAGAGGAACCACAGAACATAGTCGGAGTACCCCCGGAAGAAACCGCTGAAGATCCTCTTGAAGTAGCGCATCGAC